ATAAATAGTTTTCCACATAAAGAAGACCCCCGCCTTTTTCAAGGCGGGGGCTTTCTGTGTCACGTTTAGCCGTGCTTTTTACCTAATATGTAACAAATGTTTATCTATTAGGATGTAGCTCCAGCCTCACCGATCATACCTCGTACAACAACTAGGCCATACATATCGGGACGAACCATCTTCTTCGCATAACGAGTCATGACTCCCTTACGGGGCACGAAATCATCCGGTCCAAAGATAGTAGGTGTGGTCTGTAGCGGCACATAAGGTGCGTATACATATCCGCTTTCAAGGAAAGAGGATCCACGTCGACCAACCAAGATGAGGTTACGATAGAAATACGGATCAACGTATATATCGAACTTCTTGGTTAGAGAACCGACCTTAACCGCACCAATGGAACCACGCTCGTCGTCAGCAGTGACGGAAGCACGGAAACCAGCGGTGAACTCAAGAATGTTGGCAACTTCAGGTCCGCAGACGACGAAGTTAGCGCCACCACGCAGAGTCTTACGGTGGATCGTGGCTGATACATCGTTAATGGTCTCGACAAGAGTCTCATACCACTCACTGACTGTACCGGTGAAGTCCGGAGCAGCAGAGCTAGCGCCAATTTCGGCACCAGTTGTACGGTTCACGAACAGACCCGGCGAACGGGACCAATACTGCGTACCAGCTTTCGAACCCTTAATGAGGTCCTCAAGGATCTCACGGTCGATCTCAAGAGCAATCTGCTCAGAGAGAATACTGGTAAGCTCAACCTCAGCATCAAGGTTGTGGTAGGCGTTGAGGTCTTGACCCAACTCCGGTGTCCACTTAGCCTTCAGCTTCTTGGTGATAGCGGTCACAGCCACGGAATCGACCTTAATGTCGATCTCGGGGATCTTCTCGTTATTCTCCAAGCCCCACGGGTCGTCACCGACTACGGAACCAATAGCACCACCAGTGACGAAGTCGTCAACAATGGGCCAGGATCCCGAAATTATGTTTGCTCCACCAGCGCCTGGGTACGCGGTACCACCGCCGCCCGCTGCGTGTGTTGAACCGGTCAGAAGCTCCGTCAACTGCAGAGCACTTGCGGCACCATCATACGATGCGATAACAACAATAGCGTGAGTAGATGCTGAGCCAGTAAAGCGCGTAAGACGCTTAAGCTGAACACCATACCGCGCTACCGCCGAGGATTCTGACGAGGCCATCTTGCCCATACCACCATAGCCGGATGAACTCGAAAGCACAATTGAATTTAGGTTACGAACACCCTCAACCATGTCGAAGTCGGTAAGGCCGCTACAAAGTATGCGACCAACGGCAACAGTTGCTGTACCAGACTGAGACTCAAGCTCAGGATCAAACTGGCAAAGCTTCGGAATATCGCCGGCGGAAGAACTATACACACTTGATGTAATGTATGCAATTGTAATCACCCCGGAACCCGTCGGAGACGAGTAGGCGTTGTTAAGGTTATATGCACCTTCCTCAGCTTTTTCCTCAGTAATCAGAACACCATCAACGATGCCCTTGGCAACACGACCGCCACCATATAGTGACTCTTCATCACCTTGAGGATTACCGTAACCTAGACGGGGCAAGCCCGCGCCATCAGTGGAGACAGTGAAGTCAAGGAAGAAGATGAGACCACTCGGTAGGCTCATCGGCTGTACACTAACAAGATCGTTAGCGATTAGGCCAGCGAAAACACGACGAACGATGGGGAATGCGACGGCCGCGAAGCCCTCAACAGAACCACCCTTCATTGTGCTAGTTTCGCGTAGCAACTCTTTTGCTTGGTTTTCAAGCAGGCGCGCCATGGTTTGACGACTTTGTTCATTACCGATCCCCTCTAAGAGACCGGTCTTCTCCCACTTGGAAAGAAGAGCGTGGCTTTCAGCACGCATATCACGATTGACAATACCTTCTGTCAATCTTTCTACAATACTAGACATTTTAAAATCACCTCCTTATATATTTATGATTATTTTATTCCAGCTAGTTTTTTCATCCGATCCTGGAATGGATCAGACGCCGTGGACTCATGACGAGTCGCACGAATAACAGATGTACGATTACGACTGATAGCTTCGCTCAATGATTGTGGGCCTCTCTTAGGAGTGGTCTCCATTGTGCTTTGAAGTGTTTCATACATCGTCTTCGCTTCTGTTACAGAACCAGCATTGGAAATAGCTTCGACAATTTTTGTTTTTTGTCGCTCATTTAGGGAGGTATTTCGCAATACGCGGTTCGTATAAAGCAAGCGAGCATTGGAAAGGTTTACATCCTGCATACCTTCTCGCAACTCTTGAATTGCTTGCTTATATTGGTTGTTTTGCTCTTTAAGTTGGTTATTTTCTGCAACCAACTCTTCTTGAGCTTTGTTCAAATCTTTTAAATCTTCTTTTACATCGTCACTCTGTGCGCCGGCAATTTCTCTTTCTTGCTCATGCTTGAGTTGTGATGTGGGGCGGCCGGCCCAGCCAGATAGCTCTGCGCCTAAATCAACTGTGAGCTTTTCTGCGATGGCGGCGACGAGAGAATCCAAATTCTCCTCTTGCACGTCTTCGTTGGCATCGGGCTTGTTGTCCTCTTCGAGGCCGGCGTTTTTCATCGCATCAGAATCGGCTTCTTCTGCAGCGGCCGATCCGGCAAGAGCAGCAGCGCTGTCGTCGTTGCCCTCGTCTTCCTCGGCCTCTTCACCAGCAAAGGAGCCAGCATCCGTGGCCTCGCCAATGTTAATTTCAACATCTTCGCCGTCTTGAAGCTCTTGAAGTGCTTCTTGTAGGGCACCAAGATCAATAGACACCTCTACTTGCTCGCCATCGGTAGGCATGCCTGACAAATTTTTGCCATCAAAGTCAGATAGACCATTGGTGGCCGCATAAGGAATGTCACCTTCGTTCTCAGCAACTTCCTCGGCTTCGCCCTCTTCTTCGGCTGCCATGGGATCGCCCATATCGACGTCGGCTGCCATCGGATCCATCGCTGGGTCTGCGGCGGGGGCGCCCATCTCTTCCGGGGGCATATCTCCGCCCATATCAAGGGCCATATCATCTTGTTCTAAGATATGGTCTAAGGTTTTTCTAACTTCATTAGAATACTTCTCTATTACAATATCTTCTGCATTTTTTAGCGCGGTTTCACGTAGCGCTGCGGCATCAACGATTGCCTCCTTAAGCAGATTGGACATAAATTAAACTCCTATTTGACAATGACTCAAAATAAATAGTATTATTAAACATTAAAGCCCATTTATACCGTGTTTAACTTCAAAGTGAAGACAAAAATATTTGTCTACTCATCTTCTTCTATCGGGATAAGCACCATTTTGAATTTCTTTCCGGTTTTGTTGTTAATCACACACAGGTAATCTTCTTCCTCAACCACGGTCCAATCACCTCTATCGTTTTTAAGATGTAAGTCGCCTGTGTACACGTTGGCCCAGCGCAATGCAGCCGAACCAAGGTTGAGATTGTTGTCTGTAGCTGGCAAAACATGACTGCCGGCCGTGACGGACCCACTCGTTGCCAGTGTAGAGCCCAGCGTGGCGGCTCCCACCATATGTAATGTGGTAGAGCCTGATAGATCTGTGTCGCTAACCGATAACGCTTCAGTGGTGTTGTCACAGAGAAGCTTAATTTCGCCGCCAGTGCCTTGGTTTACAATAAGAAGATTTCCGCCGGCGCCCTGTTTAACATATGCTTTTTCTACATGGTTAGTGAGGAATCTAAGATAAGCATCTGTGCCAGACGCGGCGTCTACAGCTACTACCGTTGCACCGGGGCCGTTAACATGCAAGTCGTATAAGGGGTTTGTAAGACCTACACCAAGATTCCCCGAGAAGTGACTTTCTCCGCTAGCGCTGATTGATGTAACTGTGAGTGCGCCTGAACCAGAGATTGTTGTGGCTGTTACTGCTTGCGCTGATGTCGAGCCGGCTAGTGTAGTAGATCCCGAAACCGATAGAGTGTTTCCAAGAGTGGTGGCGCCAACAGCTTGCAACGTGCTTGAGCCTGAGATGG